GCCGATGACCCGTGAAGGCCTGGCTGAGAATTTTGTATGGGTCTCTAGTCATCAGGTACTGCTTTCCATTGTAAACCGGCTTTGACTGGCCGAAGACACAGTGCTCATACACCGTGACGGGGCGCTCTAACACAATCTCTTGAGCGGTGATAGGGGCCGCCAACTCCTGGAACCTAGACATCACGGACGCAGCGTGACCGGCCTCAACAAAGAATAGACAGTTATCCCCATCAGCGAGTAGATCATGTCGAACGACAGTGCCACCACTATAGGCTTTCATGATGGCCCTGCAGGCAGCGAGCATAATAAGGGTGTTACCCAACCCTGTATTGTAGTCTCCGCTTGCCCGAGATCCCTCCCTACGGAACTTAACTCCGTTGGAAGTTACTCCCTTCAACTGCAGTTGAACATTTAGCAGCCTGTTCAACTCGTTGTCCCCCGGATAGGCTGCGTAATAGATGGAGTGCTCCCTCAACAGGTCCTCACGGGTAACGTGAGCCTCAAACCGGGATCCATCCACTTCAAACACAACCACACCTTCTCCAATCGCTTCCATCTTCCTCCTAATCAGAGTGGCCCTCTGAATACCGTCTAGCCCCTTCCCAACTTGTCGCGTTTTCGTAACTCCAGGACAAGTCGTCTTGAGGTTGCGCCACAGAGCGGCCTCAAGAGGATGAAGATAGGTTGCCAGCTTAAGATTAAACCTAGGACTCCTGGCCATTATCATCCTTGGTTTAGTAGGCGCTTTCTTAATCGGGTTGACCTTCTCAGCTTTGATGAAGGACTTGAGCAACTTATCGGCCTTGCTCAACTCACCATCGCTTACCAACGAAAGTTCAGCCTTTTCATACTTGAGCCTCATCCTACCGCTGTAACCCCGCACGATGTCCTGTGTCGTCACACGATGCACACCCAACTTCCGGACCAGGTTCCTTATAAGTCTAAACTCTTCATCCAGTAGAGCCGACCCTGGATCCTTCGGTGTGGGGCCTAGTGTGCGCCAAGTTAGTCCTGCAACCTCATTGTGATAGCAATTACTATGCACAGCGGGTGCCCAAACACCAGCCACGTCAGGCACGTGGCACCAGTACATTGCCCTCCTGGCCGGTCGGCAACGTGAGTTCTCCGAAGGTTCTGCAGGTAGTCTCAACGAAGCATCAGACCTCAATGCCTCGAGCGGGACGTCACGTAAACACACCCCGCGAGCTGCTATACCTCGGCATCCTCAAGCCTTTGCTAACTCGACCTTCGCACGCGGTAGCTTCCAAGCGACAATACCCCCAGTCAGAACCAAAGCGGTGGGTATGAGAGCTGAATGTGGCCCCGTACCCATCGCGAGTCCGACCAACCCGTGTTTCCAGGCATGAGTCAAGCCCAAGCCCAAAAACGAGGCCGCCAAGATCGAACCCGTCATTAGTTCTGGAGGATCCTTTCGGAGTTCGCCGTCCTTCAACTTCCTACTCCAGTCAACCACAAGCTCGCCCTCAGCACCCTTCAAGTACTCCATTGAGCGCCTCTCTGGCTCTGTGACCATCAAAGCGAGTACCAGGGTTGCAGGGAGCACCTCAGCGAGATAGTCCAGTGGCAGACCAATCTCCTTAGCGTACTCACTAGCCCTACTCCTCATAGCAAGGAGCGAGGACTTGTCCCGGGGCC